ATGTTGCAGCAATGATGGCACTATTAAAGATTGCTCGCATACATTCTAACCCCACACACATAGACAACTGGGTAGACGCCTGTGGGTACATGGCTTGTGGCGGCGAAGTCGTGAGTAAGTAATGGACGTTTATACTCTAGACTTTGAGACTTACTACGCTCAAGACTACTCACTGTCGAAGATGACAACTGAGGAGTATGTTCGGGATAGGCGGTTTGAAATTATCGGTCTTGCCATAAAAAAGAACGACAAATCTACCAAGTATGTAAGTGACCCTGGTTTAATCAAACGTCTACTATCACACATAAACTTCTCTGACTGTGCTATACTCTGTCATAATACTATGTTTGATGGGGCGATACTTAATTGGCATTATGGTATCAAGCCGAAGGTATGGTTCGATACAATGTGTATGGCACGTGCTCTGCACGGTGTGGAGACGAGCGCATCTCTCAAAGCGGTGGCAGAACGATATGGTGTGGGCGTTAAAGGCACTGAGGTGCACGATGCCAAGGGCAAGCGCCGTGCCGATTTTACTGTGGGAGAGGCTGAACGGTACGGTGAGTACGCTAAGAACGATGTGGATCTAACCTACAAACTCTTTAAAATTATGGGGGCTAAGTTCCCCAAACAAGAACTGAAACTGATAGACCTGACTTTGCGTATGTTTATTGAGCCTACGCTTGATCTGGATCTGGGTTTGTTGGAGCAGCATCTTGAAGATACGAGAGATCGTAAGGATAAATTGCTACGTGATGCCAACGTCACCGACAAGAAAGATCTGATGTCTAACCAGAAGTTTGCAGACATGTTAAAAGATCTTGATGTAGAACCCCCCATGAAGATCAGCGCCACGACAGGCAAGCAGACCTACGCCTTTGCGAAGTCTGACGAAGCGTTCAAAGAACTACAAGAACATGACGATGATCGGGTGCAGTCTTTGATTGCCGCACGTCTGGGTAACAAAAGCACCTTAGAAGAAACACGTACCGAGAGGTTTATAGGTATATCTAAACGTGGGCTGCTTCCTGTACCCGTAAGATACTACGCTGCACATACAGGTAGATGGGGTGGGGCTGACAAGATTAACTTGCAAAACCTACCAAGTCGAGGACCAAATGCGAAGAAACTAAAGAAGGCACTTATAGCACCAGAAGGGTATACTTTAATTGACGCTGACAGCGCACAGATTGAAGCGCGAGTATTGGCATGGTTTGCAGGGCAGAACGACCTTACCGCTGCGTTTGCCAACGGTGAGGATGTGTACATAAAGATGGCTGCACGTATTTATGGTTGTGAAGAAGAGGACGTGACAAAAGATCAGAGGTTTGTTGGTAAGACCACAATCCTTGGTGCAGGGTATGGCATGGGGGCCGAGAAGTTTGGCTTACAATTAAAGACGTTTGGGTATGAAGTCCCACCTCATGAGGCCCGCAGAATAATACAGATTTACCGCGATGCTAATTATAAAATCAGTAAGGTTTGGCGTGACGCACATTACATGGTGCAGCAGTTGGCAAACAAAAGAGCAGCACAATTTGGTAGATCGGGTGTGCTGGAAGTGTCGGGATTGGAACGTGGTATAAAATTACCATCAGGTTTGTTAGTACGTTACGACGACTTGTCAGCAGAACAAGGTGAAAAAGGTATCGAGTATAGCTATAAAACACGTAGAGGGCGTACTAGAATATATGGCGGTAAGGTAATAGAAAATGTGTGTCAAGCACTAGCACGTTGCATTATAGGCGATCAGATGTTAAGAATAAGTAAGGAATACAAGGTAGTGCTTACAGTGCATGACTCGATAGTATGCTGTGTAAAAGATGAAGAAGTAGAAAAAGCGCAGAAGTACATCGAAGCAGCAATGCGCCGACCCCCCGATTGGGCAAAAGACTTACCTGTGGATTGCGAAAGTGGTACGGGCAAATCATATGGAGACTGTGAGTGAGTATAGCACCTTGGTCATTTAGTAAAGCGAAGGCATTTGAAACATGCCCAAAGCAGTTTTATCATGAAAAGATATTAAAAGAATACCCCGTCGAAGAGACGGAAGCCATGCGATATGGCACTGAGTTTCACAAAGCATGTGAAGATTACATAGGGAAAGATACACCATTACCAAAAAAGTTTGGTTTTATAGAACCTACGTTAGAAGCTCTGAAGGACAAACGTGGTGTAAAGGTATGTGAAAAGAAGTTGGGGTTAACCGCTGATCTTGAACCCTGTGGTTTTTTTGACAAGAAAGTATGGTTCCGAGGTATAGCTGATTTAGTGATTGTAGATACTCTCGCTGAAACTGCTTGGGTTATAGACTATAAGACAGGTAGATCTGCGCGTTATGCAGATAAAGGGCAGCTTGAATTAATGGCACTTACCGTGTTTGCACATTACCCAATGGTTAAAAAGGTAAAAGCAGGGTTATTATTTGTAATCGCAAACAAATTAGTAAAAGATAAATATGAAATTGACGTAAGGCCAAATCTTTGGGAGAAATGGTTAAGGATTTATGGTAAGATGGAAAAAGCGTTTGAAGCGAACGTTTGGAATCCACGTCCATCTGGTTTGTGTAAACGCCATTGTCCAGTTTTAGAATGTCCACATAACGGAAAAAACTAATGCCTTATACAAAGAAGAAAAGACCTTACAAAAAAGAATACCAACAACAAAAGAAACGTGGCGAACATGCTGATCGTATGGAGCGTCAACGTGCAAGAAGAAATATGGATAAAAAAGGTGTCAACCGAAAAGGAAAAGACATCGCACATAAAAAAGCATTGAGTAAAGGCGGGTCAAATAAAGATGGCGTAAAGCTACAAAGCCCAAAGAAAAATAGAGCAGCAGGGGGTGCAATGAGCAGCCCTAAAAAGAAAAGGTAGTGTCTCACTACCACGGAGAACAAAATGCAAATCATAAGGGATAGAGCGTTACTGCTGAAAGTCCGTAATCCAAAACAAATCACGGCAGTAATCCCTAAAAGTAAGGAGTTGTCTATGAACAAAGTTCTAGTTAATTGGGGTATATTCGAAGCCCTAAAGTTAAAAAGTTTAAATATAAACGTACCGTCACCTATTACTAAACGTTATGGCTGGCCGGGGCAGTATAAACCATTCGAACATCAGAAGGATACCGCATCGTTTTTGACGATGAACAAGAAAGCTTTTTGCTTCAACGAACAAGGCACGGGTAAAACGGCCTCTTCTATATGGGCTGCTGATTACTTAATGAAGCAGGGTAAGGTTAACAGAGTTCTTGTTATATGCCCTTTGTCAATTATGGATAGTGCATGGAGAAACGATCTGTTTTCTTTTGCTATGCACAGAACAGTTGATGTTGCTTATGGCTCAAAAGAAAAACGAAAAAAGATTATCAACAGCGGCGCAGAGTTTGTGATCATAAATTACGATGGTGTAGATATTGTAAAAGAAGAAATAGCCAACGGTGGGTTTGATCTATTTATTGTAGACGAAGCTACTCACTACAAAAATGCACAGACAAAACGTTGGAAGACGCTCAACAAACTCGTAGGAGAAGACGATTGGTTGTGGATGATGACAGGTACACCTGCAGCACAGTCACCTCTTGATGCATATGGTTTAGCTAAAATGGTCAACCCTCTATCAGTACCACGTTTTTATGGTTCATGGCGCGACATGGTTATGTGGAAAGTCACGCAGTTTAAATACAAACCAAAAGAAAATGCCAAGGATACGGTATTCAAAGCGTTACAACCCGCTATTCGATTTACTAAAGAAGAATGTTTAGATTTACCAGATATGACGTATACCAAACGTTTTGTTGAAATGACTACACAACAAAAGAAGTACTATGAAACGCTTCGTAAAAAGATGGTAATGGAAGTTGTAGGGGAAGAGGTTACTGCAACTAACGCTGCGATTGGTCTAAATAAACTATTACAGATAAGTGCAGGGGCTGTTTACACCGACGAAGGAGACACGGTGCAATTTGATATCAAGAACAGATATCAAGTTCTTAAAGAAGTCATAGATGAGAGTAGTCAAAAAGTTCTTATCTTCGTGCCGTTTAAACATACTATTGATTTACTTGTTGAGAAGCTACGAGCTGACGGCGTTACGTCAGAGGTTATACGAGGGGATGTCTCTGCGCCTAAACGCACAGAAATATTTGCACGGTTTCAAGATCAACCAGACCCACAAGTTTTAGTTATACAACCTCAAGCGGCTGCTCACGGTGTTACCTTGACTGCTGCTAATACTGTAGTCTGGTGGGGGCCGACTTCATCTCTTGAAACATACGCACAAGCAAATGCTCGTGTGCATAGATCGGGGCAGAAGCATAAATGTACTGTTATACAGCTTGCAGGGTCTAACGCAGAAAAACGTATTTACCGTCTTTTAGACGAACGTATTAACATACACACAGAAATGATAAATTTATACAAAGAAATACTTGACTAAGTAGTATAAGTTATTATATGTCAGCTATATAAATATAAAATGGAGAACGCTAATGACTATTCCAGTAGAGAAGCTTGTCAAAGCGTATGTAAAAATACGTAATAAAAGGTCAGAACTAAAATCAGAATTTGAAGACCAAAATAAAAAACTTGCTGACAAGCAAGCAAAACTAGGCCGCGCTTTGTTGGACCACTGCAAAGAGCATAATGTAGATAGTGTTAAGACAGGGGAAGGTTTGTTTTACCGCACGATCAAACAGCGTTACTGGACTAACGATTGGGAAGCGATGTACGAGTTCGTGAAAAAACATAACCTTCTTGAGTTTTTTGAAAAACGTCTTAACCAAACAAACGTACGGCAGTTTCTAGAGGAGAACCCTGAGCTTATGCCTTCGGGTCTGAATGTGGATTCTGAGTACACTATATCTGTGAGGAAGAAATGAGTGATAAAGAAACTCCTTATACTAATATAAATTCAGTTGCGGATTATTTCCAAGTATCCATATCCACCATTAGGAAGTGGGTACAAAACGGTTCAATCCCTACCGATACCTATATCAAAGTCGGCGAAGTATACCGATTTCGGCTTGATGATGTAGAAGCGGCATTGACAGCCGCACAAAAAAAGGGGCAAGATGATGCCCTATATAATGAACTTTAATGGAGAATAGTATGTCAGACATGACTCTTTTTGAAGGGGGTAACTCCTTAGTATCCAGCGATCTATTCAAACAACTACAGGAAGTTGACGACAATCTATCAGGCGGTTCTGGTGGTAGTCGTGTGCGCCGAATTAGTTTGCGTGGTGGACGCTTTCGTCAAATGGTTGGCGGTGAACAGGTAAACGTGAAGAACGATGGCTTTTTAAATGTGGTGATTGTGAACGCTGCAAAGCTATCTCGTACTTACTACTCTGGTTCCTACGATCCAGAAAATCCATCTGCACCTACTTGTTGGTCACCAGATACAGAGAAACCATCCTCTGATGTTCCAAAAGAAAACATACAAGCATCTCGCTGTATGGATTGCGCGATGAACATTAAAGGTTCCGGTCAAGGTGACAGCAAAGCATGTAGATATTCTCAACGTCTTGCTGTGTGTTTAGAGGGTGATATGGATACCGTGTACCAACTATCACTACCTGCCACCTCTATTTTTGGTGATGCAAAAGATGGTAAGATGGGTATGCAAGCATATGCAAAACATCTCAAGGCACACAAAACACCTTCGATTGCTGTAGTCACTACAATGACTTTTGACGAAAACAGCGATACACCGAAACTGTTTTTCAAGGCGGCTCGTCCGTTGACAGAGGAAGAACTGCAAGAAGCAGTTGCGTTAAAAGATAGCCCAGAAGCTATCGAAGCAATCACGTTGACAGTATCTCAAGCTGATGGGGTACAAGCTCGTGAGGGTGAGGTGAAGGAGAAGAAGGCGGAGAAAGCTCCACCTAAGTCAGATCCAGAACCAGAACCAAAAAAGGTCTCCAAAAAGGCAGAAGGCGCTGCTCCGCCGCCCGATGAAGACCTTGCGTCTATCGTTGAAGATTGGGACGACGACTAACCTATTGGGGGATCTTTACGATAGACATTACCGTGGTGGAGTGTCCATACTTCTCCGCTCCACCACGGTACATTTTGGAGCAGCATTATGGAAACAAGAGAATTTTTACAGGGAGTACTAAGTAGCAACGGAAACTACTGCGTATTTGCCGCGAGAGCGAAAGACAACATACGAATACAAAAGTTCTACAGCACCATCGAAGAAGTGGAACGAGCAGCAAACAAATATGACAACGATGGTTTAGACGTATACTTCGCACTCAGTACATTTAAAGAACCAACGAACCGTAAGGGTGATAACGCTCAAGAATTAAAAGCGTTGTTCCTAGATTTAGACTGCGGTCCTTCAAAAGAATACGCGACACAACAACTCGCTGTGTCTGCGTTACGTAACTTCTGTAAACATCTTTCTCTGCCTAAACCTACAATGGTTAACAGCGGGCGAGGGGTACACGTTTATTGGCCTCTTACCGAAGCAGTTTCGGCGGA